TAAGGTTGAAAAATATAGAGTAAAAACCCCTGAAGAAAAATTAGAATTGAGAAGTTTGGATTCAGGACCATTTAATCAAAAACTAACCGATTTTTTTGAAGATAAACAAGAAGATATGGAAAAGTCAGGAAAAAATGAGTATATTTTAACCAAAGACGATGTTGAAGCATATTCTCCTGGTGATATTAAAAAAAGTTTTAGAAACTTTGAAAACACCGACACCGATATCGATACTTTTTCGAGATTAAAGTAAATTAACGGTCTTAAGTGACCGTTTTTTTTTCTTTAAATTATTTGACAAAACAAAGGCTGACACTTATACTTAGTAAACAATTAAAACTTATATTATATGGCGACAAACAAATCCCTAGATTCGGTACTAGCACAGTACGAACAATCAAAACAAGGTGGTTATACTTCCACCTCAAAAATATCTCAAGAAGATAGATTGAAAAAGTATTTCGCGGCAATCCTTAAGGATAACGAGAAACAAGGTCAAAAAAGATTAAGAATCTTACCAACACCTGATGGTTCTTCACCTTTTAAAGAAGTATGGTTCCATGAGATTCAAGTGGATGGAAAATGGGTAAAGTTATTTGACCCAGGCAAGAATGACAACGAACGTTCACCTTTGAGTGAAGTTAACGAAGAACTTATGTCTACGGGCAGAGATTCTGACAAGGAACTTGCTAAACAATACAAACCTCGTAAATTTTACATCGTAAAAGTAATTGACCGTGATAATGAGGCGGACGGAGTTAAATTCTGGCGTTTTAAACACAATTACAAAAACGAAGGAATCCTTGACAAAATTATTCCTATTTGGAGAGCTAAAGGTGATATTACAGACGCAACAACAGGTCGTGACATTATCCTTGAATTAACCAAAGCAAAAACCCCAAAAGGGGCGGTTTACACAGTTATCCAAACTGTTATGTATGAAGACGCAGGACCTGTTCACGAAGATGCTGATACTGCAAAATCTTGGATTACAGATGAACTTACTTGGTCTGACGTTTATTCTAAAAAACCTGTAGAATATCTTGAAGCAATTGCACGAGGAGAAACTCCACGTTGGGATAGTGACAAAGGTGGATACTCATATGGAAACTCTGATGAGTCAGAAATTTCTATGGGGGGTAAATCTGAAAAACAACCGACAACTGATTTACAAGCAAATAGTGCACCTGACGAAGACCTCCCATTTTAAGTTATTGAACTTGGACACTTACTAGGACATTGTGTCCATGTATATGTCCAAGTTTTTATTTTTTAACAAAACATTTAACAAATACATAGACAATATGGCAATTAAGAAAAATGACTTTAAGTCAATTAAAGATAAATTCTCAACGTCTGCGAAATATAAACCCCAAAGGTTTTTTGATTTGGGTAATGATTTCTTAGATGCGGTCGGTTTACCAGGACCCGCAATAGGACATTTGAATATGTTTTTAGGTCACTCAGATACAGGAAAAACAACGGCATTGGTAAAGACTGCGGTTGATGCTCAAAAGAAAGGTATACTTCCTGTGTTTATTATTACGGAACAAAAATGGTCGTTTGAGCACGCAAAACTAATGGGTTTTGACTGTGAGCAAGTGGTTGACGAAGGAACGGGAGAATTAGATTGGGACGGATTCTACATATTCAATAATAACTTCAGTTATATTGAACAAATTACAGATTACATCAATAGTTTATTGGATGCTCAAGAGAAAGGAGAGTTAGATTACAGTTTATGTTTTATGTGGGATTCAGTTGGTTCTGTACCTTGTAAAATGACTTTTGAAGGAAAAGGTGGGAAGCAACATAACGCCTCTACATTAGCCGATAAAATAGGTATGGGTATTAACCAACGTATTTCAGGAAGTCGTAAGGCTGATTCAAAATACGAAAACACTTTAATTATAGTGAACCAACCTTGGGTGGAATTACCCGATAATCCATTTGGACAACCTAAGATTAAAGCGAAGGGTGGTGAGGCTATTTGGTTAAACTCTTCTTTAGTATTTTTATTTGGTAATCAAAAAGGTGCTGGGACAACTAAAATAACCGCAACTAAAGATAAAAGAACAATTAAATTTGCGTCAAGAACTAAAGTATCTGTAATGAAAAACCATATTAATGGTTTAGGTTATGAAGATGGAAAAATCATCGTAACACCTCATGGATTTATTGCGGGAAAAGAAGCAACAGAAGAAAAAGCATCTATCGAAAAATACAAGAAAGAGTACGCCGACTATTGGAAAGAAATCATTGGAACAGATGGTGATTTTGATTTAAAAGAAGAAAGAGAACAGTCATAACTATAAACCAACATAAGTGATAAAAACATTATTAGTCGATGGGAATAACCTCCTTAAGATTGGATTTCATGGGGTAAAAGATTTTTATCATAATGGTAAACATATTGGTGGTATATGGCATTTTTTAAATACTATCAGAAGATTTATTGAAGAACAAAATTTTGATAAGGTAGTTGTATTTTGGGATGGAGATGATAATTCTTTAAGTAGAAAACTTCTCTATCCTAGATACAAAGAAAATAGAGTAAAGGAAGTTAATGTTTATAAAGAGACTTCATTTCAGTATCAAAACGAAAGGGTAAAACAATATTTAGAAGAGATGTTTATTAGACAGATAAACATTACTAACAACGAGGCTGATGATTTAATCGCATACTATTGTCAGATTTCTCACAACGAGTTTAAAACCATTTTTTCGTCAGATAAAGACCTTACACAACTTATTTCAGATAAGGTGAGTGTCTATTCCCCATCGGCAAAACAAACGTATAAGAACGGGGATAAAATCAAAATCTACGACTATTCCATTCCACATGAGAACGTAAAAACCTATAAGATATTATCTGGAGATAAGTCCGATAATATTGATGGAATTTATTATTTAGGGGAAAAAACTTTAATTAAATTATTTCCTGAGATACTTGACGAAACGGTTAATATAACCGATATTTTATCAAAGGCTGAAAGATTGTTGTCTGAGGATAAAGACAATACAGTATTAAAAAATCTTTTGTCAGGAAAAACAAAAACAGGAATTTACGGAAACGAATTTTTTGAAATCAATGAAAAAATTGTAGACTTATCAAACCCATTAATTACCGATGAAGGTAAAACACTCGTAGAATTATATTATACAGAATCTTTAGACCCAGATGGGAGAGGACATAGGAATATCATTAAAATGATGATGGAAGATGGGTTTTTTAAGTATCTACCTAAAGGGGATAATAATTGGGTAAACTTCTTGACCCCATTTTTAAAATTAACAAGAAAAGAAAAGAAAAATTATAAACAAAAATAATAATGATTATGAAAAACCAAGAAATAACAAAGTTAGAATTTTTAATGATGGTTAACGACAACATCATTGTCCAAAGATTTTTTAACGTAAGAAATTATAACTCTGATGCGAAAAATTCGCTTGAGTTATATGAGTATCTTTATGAGTTAAAAGAATCTTTAGAGTATGAGTTAAAAATGAAGTCGACAATTTATTTGTTGGAGAATTCTTACGAGATTACACATAACCCAATGATGCTTGAAACATCAAATACTGACGGTCCTGAAAAATTTAACATTTTTATTAAGGATGGAGACATGACAATTTGTCATAGACAGATGGATGCAAAAATCTTCCCGCCAAAGATAAGATACACCGTAGACATACGCCCTCATATAAAAAGTATACTTTCGGAATTAACTGACATTTTTTCAAGAGAAAATTTAACGTACGAGTACCTTGGAATTCCGACTAATGTCTAATATTTATTTTAAACAATACTAAACACACATGGCGTCAAACAAAAATTTTGATTATCTAGGAAGCACTTTTCAGATACAATTATTAAACCAAATCATCGTTGATAAAGACTTTTCAAGGTCAATTATTGATGTAATTGAGAATAATTATTTTGAAAATAAATATTTTAAGATAATTATTCAAATGGTTAAGGAGTATTACTCTAAATACGAACACACACCAACGTTTGATACTTTAGAACAAATTACAAAATCAGAACTACAACAAGAATTAGCGTCTAAAATTGTCTTAGATACTTTAACAAAAATTAAAGATGCTCCGACTGATGGACAAGAATTTGTTCAAGAGAAAGCGTTGAAATTCTGTAAACAACAAGAATTGCAGAAGGCGATTACAAAGGCTCAAAAAGTAATTGACGGTGGTGAGTTTGAGAATTACGATACTTTGGAAACACTCGTTAGAGAGGCGTTACAAGTTGGTGAGAGACAAGATGGTATGGAAGACGTTTTTAACAACTTAGATGAGGTTTTAAACGAAGATTATAGACATCCAATACCAATGGGTATCCCAGGTATTGATAGACTCTTAAAAGGTGGTTTAGCACGAGGTGAAATCGGTGTAATATTAGCACCAACAGGTGTTGGTAAGTCAACATTGTTAACTAAAATCTCAAATCACGCATTTAATTTAGGTTATAATGTTCTACAAATATTTTTTGAGGATAACCCTAAAATTATTCAAAGAAAACATATCACATTATGGACGAAAGTGCATCCTGATGAGTTAACTACGAAGAAAGAAGAAGTAATGGCTAAAGTCAAAGAGATTAAAGATTCTATGGAGAATAAGTTAATACTTAAAAAATTACCATCTGATACCGTAACTATGTTACAAATCAAAGGACAAATTAGAAAAATGATTGCTGACGGTATTAAGATTGACATGGTATTACTTGATTATATTGATTGTGTGGTGCCTGATAAAAATTTAGGTGACGAATGGAAGTCAGAAGGTTCGGTTATGAGAGGTTTTGAATCTATGTGTCATGAGTTAGATTTAGTTGGTTGGACTGCGACTCAAGGTAACAGAAGTTCAATATCTTCAGAGGTAGTTACCACAGACCAAATGGGTGGGTCAATCAAGAAAGCTCAGGTTGGACACGTAATCATTTCCGTGGCAAAATCACTACAACAAAAAGAAATGAAATTGGCGACAATTGCTATTACTAAATCAAGAATTGGTGATGACGGTGTTGTATTTGAAAACTGTAAATTTGATAACGGTATGTTAGATATCGATACAGAATCATCAGTGACATTCTTAGGTCTTGAAGAACAGACAGAAGAAAGAAATAGACAACGAATTAAGGATTTGATTGATAAAAGAAAAGAAAGAGAAAAACAATAACCAAAAAAATAAAAAAATAAGAATTAGTAGAACTATGGACGCATCACAAAAGATTTTATCGGACTTAACAGTCTATATGAAGTACGCAAAATTTGTACCTGAATTAAACAGACGTGAAACTTGGGAAGAATTAGTAACCCGAAACATAAACATGCACATTAAAAAATACCCATCACTTGAAAGTGAGATTAAAGAGGTGTATAAGTTGGTGTATGATAAGAAAGTATTACCCTCAATGAGGTCAATGCAATTTGGTGGAAAACCAATTGAAATATCACCAAACAGAATTTATAACTGTGCTTATTTACCAATCGACCACTTGGACGCATTTTCTGAATCGATGTTCCTATTATTAGGTGGAACAGGTGTTGGTTACTCAGTACAAAAACACCACGTAGAAAAATTACCTGAAGTTAGAAAACCAAGTGAGAACAGAAAAAGACGATACTTAATTGGGGACTCAATCGAAGGATGGGCGGACGCAATTAAAGTATTATTCAAATCCTATTTTGGAGAACAAGTATCAACACCTGATTTTGATTTCTCAGATATCAGACAGAAAGGAGCTCAACTTGTAACATCAGGAGGAAAAGCACCAGGACCTCAACCACTTAAAGATTGTTTACATAAATTAAAAGGAATTTTAGAATCAAAACAAGATGGAGACAGATTAACACCTATTGAAGTTCATGATATGGTTTGTCATATTGCTGACGCAGTTCTTGCAGGAGGTATTAGACGAGCGGCATTAATTTCATTGTTTAGTGCTGATGACCAAGAAATGATTTCTTGTAAGTCAGGTAATTGGTGGGAAACAAATCCACAAAGAGGTAGAGCAAATAACTCAGCGGCGTTATTAAGACATAAAATTACCCAAGAATTTTTCATGGATTTATGGAAACGTATTGAGGCGTCAGGAGCAGGTGAACCAGGAATTTATTTTACAAATGATAAAGATTGGGGAACAAACCCTTGTTGTGAAATCGCACTAAGACCTAATCAGTTTTGTAATTTATGTGAAGTAAATGTTTCTGACATTGAATCACAAGAAGATTTAAATAACCGTGTTAGAGCGGCGGCTTTTATTGGGACATTACAAGCGGGTTACACTAACTTCCATTATTTAAGAGATATTTGGAAAAGAACAACTGAGAAAGACGCATTAATCGGTGTTTCTATGACGGGAATCGGTTCTGGAGTAGTTTTAGGTTATAACATGAAAGAGTCGGCAAAAATTGTTAAAGAAGAAAACGAAAGAGTGGCTAAATTAATTGGTATTAATAAATCTGCAAGAACTACGACAGTAAAACCTGCGGGAACAACATCATTAACTTTAGGTACATCTTCAGGAATTCATGCTTGGCATAACGATTATTATATCAGAAGAATTCGTGTTGGAAAAAATGAGTCTATTTACCAATATTTGAGTAAGTTTCACCCTGAATTAGTTGAAGACGAATTCTTTAGACCTCACGATACTGCAGTAATTTCGGTACCGCAAAAGGCACCTGAAGGAGCGATATTAAGAACGGAAAGTCCATTCCAATTATTGGAAAGAGTTAAAAAAGTAACTCAAGAGTGGGTTAGACCAGGACATAGAGGAGGTTCAAATATGCACAACGTATCGGCAACAATTAGTTTGAAGGCGGAAGATTGGGGGTTAGTGGGAGAATGGTTTTGGAATAATCGTGATTTCTATAATGGATTATCAGTATTACCTTACGATAATGGTTCTTACATCCAAGCACCATTCACTGATTGTACAAAAGAAGAGTTTGAATTACTTTATTCAAAATTACATTCGATTGATTTAACTAAAGTTGTTGAACATTCTGATGAAACAAACCTAAGTGGTGAAATCGCTTGTGGGGCTGATGGATGTGAAATAAAAT